TAGGGGTCCCTTTAGAGTTTTCCCCGTATACTACTTCTATATATCCGACAACTTAAGGCTAAGTATGCAGTAGTAAAATTTTTTAATCTAAAAATTAAAGAATAAATTTATTTTAAAAGTTTTAAAATCGGCTGGTACCTCTAAGGGTACCTGGAAGGGGACCGGCCCGTTAGGGCCGGTGTTATGGAACTAGTTTAGTTCTTTATCTATTTTGTAGCCTACACTGCTGGCCATCTCTTCGGCACATTTTAACAGGAATTTTTTATCAGCTAATTTAACATCATGTTGAGTCATATTAATAGTCAGGCCTATATGATCCACAATGACGGCCCTTAGTTCTTTAGTCGTCAGGGCGTATTGCATAGCGTCCGATTTCTTAACCCTTATGAAATTAGACCCGTAAGCCCGGTCTTTCATCTTCATACGGAATAAAACCCGGTCAACGTTCTCAGCTGTAATTGCTGTAATGCCAATACCCAATAGAGCCCAGCCAACACAGTTAGCCTTCTCTTGAGCTGCTGGCGTGAAGCTTTCATTATTAAAATGTTTTAGGCCTTTATGAAATATTTGTAATGACATATTAAACCCTCACCATTGTTTTAATTGATAAAGCTAGCCCGGCAACTGCTAGACCAAACCCGGCCCAGACATCGATATGCATCATTATAATGACACCAGTGAAAGCAATTGCGAAGCTTATTAATACTAGCGTAATCACTAGAATTGTATTTAGTTTATTTTCCATTTTTTCCCTTTTTTTAGTTATTTATTATGTCCCATTATTAAATTATTTAATGGGATAATTATATAAGACAAGTTGACGCACCTTAAGTAAGAGCACAAACGGCAATTACAAACAGGAAAAACGGCAGCGGGTAGAATAAAGCAAACCGCAACAGCATCGCAAAAAACTTATCCATTAGCTAAGGACTGTTTAAATTTCTTTTTGCCGTAGGTCTTCACCTTCTCAACTATCACGCTTCCCGTGTCCAGCTTGTAGCACATCAGGCAATCTTTACACTTTTGACCCGTACAGTTCTGTCGATCCTGGTGTAGTGACTCATGGACGGTGTTAAATGTTTTATCAAAGTATTTCGGGACCGTCTCCAGGATATGATTTATTTTTGGCGTTGAGTAGACCAGGATGAAATTTTTGGGCTTCTCATGGTCTTTAAAATAACCAGCTATAATATCATAACGTTTAGACCATAGAGTAAAATTACAGTGTGGGTTCTTAATCGCTATGTTTACATAGTTAATTAGATTGATTGTGCCTTGCTTTTTATCTAATGCCAATTCACCATGAGCATTAAAACGAAAAAAAGCACTGTTGATCACAGGCAGCGCATCAGGATGTAAAACCTTTGAATTAAGCAAATCAGTATTACGCTGCAGGGCTGGGGCCATGTTTTTTCGAAATGTCTTCAGCATTTCTTGCGAATAACAAAAAGTACAAATATTGTTCGGATCTTTTTTATTATATTGTTTATTACAATATTCATTTGTTACCGTGTTGGTGCTGATGGCCTGGAAGCCTTCCAGCTTCCCGGTCATTTTTGATATATGTATCATGATTGGTCACCTTCAATTATTTCTTTTAGGTCCTGAAGATCCGCCCCGTCATCGCTAAAGTCGTCACGACTCAGGCCCAGTCCAGCCGCTGCCGCTGCTTCATCTAATTCTTTTGGCGTAAGCTTATCAATTACACTTGTATCAATTGCTTTTATAAACCCGAAGGGGTCATTATTTTTTGTAGTCATTTTTATATTCTCCATTTTAGTTAAGCATCTCATTAACATGGGACTAGTTAACCTGTCAATAAATCTTTTACTTATTTTAAAAGTTTTTTATTCTTTATATATAGAGCTCACCAGCTCCAGGTCCTTCTAAAAAAATTTAAAAAAAATTACTGCCTTACTAATGCTAAGCAAAACGAAAAATTTCCTCAATGGCACTTCAAGATTTTGAAACTACTAATGTAAAATAGAAGAGAAAAAACCCTCATAGGCTCTTCAAGGTTTCCCTATGTACTAATGCTAAACGCAAACGAAAAGACCCTCATAGGCTCTTCAAGGTTTCAGAGCCAAGAGGCGTGGTTCATGGTGCTAGAAATTTAAAAGCGTCACCAAGGTTCTCGAAACTTTTTAAAAGAACCAAGGTTCTCGGTTCTCGCACCTCGAGAATTTGGAAGCCCAACTCCAAGTGGGGCTTCGAGCAGAGAATATACGCCCTACCACCATTGGTATTATGTTTTAAGTGCCAGTTAAATTGCCACTTTGATAGATTACAATTCTTGATGTTATTTGCTTTGAGTTCAATCCAAATAGACCTACCATTTATAAGCCAATAAACATCTGGTATTCCATTGATTGTGTTAGATTCTATGCGGAAAATTTGACCTTTTAACTTTAATAGTTTGATCTTATTCCACAGCTTTGATTCTTTAGTTTGCACCCATTATTAATAGGTCAATAATAGGTGCAAATCAATACTTATGCTTGTTTGTTTCCCTCCATTACTAGTCTATCAATTTCTTTATAGGCTAGTGCCAGAACTTCTCCCATTGTCATTTTATTGGTTAAATCAACTGCATGAGTTTTACTATTTACTTTGCTTTCAATTAATAAAATCCACTTCCTAGGGTTCAATATGTTTTCAATCTCTTTTCTAAAGATTGTTTCACAACAGAACCAATAACCTTTGTAGCTATTTTTCATGAAAGTATTTTACCTTTTAACTCAATAGAAGTAGACGATTTTAAATAGTCTGTATAAAGACTAGGCTCATCTTTTTTAAAGGTAGTTGTATCAAATCTATTAACATCTTTTTCTAACACTTCTAAAAAGAAATCAACAGTAGTTTTACCAATCTTGATATCTTTAAAGTTTTTTCTCTTATCTTTAAAGTTCTCAATTACTGGCACTAACTCATCTTTTAAGGCAGTTCTTATTTTTGTTAACTGTCTTATTTGATCTGTAATCTCAATATATTTAAAGGCTTTAGCGTCTAATTTTAGGGCTAATATATCTTGAGTTTTTTTTATTGTATTACTCATTTTTATTTTCCTTATTTTAGTTTTATATAACTTATGTTATATCTCCCATAAATATACTAATAAATAAGATAGTCAAGTTTTAATACCCTATGCTCATAACATAGGGCTAGTTAATTTAAGCTGATAATTGCTTAATTTCTGCTTGTGGTATTGAAATTGCTATTTTTGATCTTTTAGCAATAGCTGAAATATTTTTTAATATTTCTGAACCAATCATGTCAGAGTGTAGTAAATCAATAGCCTCTTCTTTATCTTCTGCTACTACTTTTAACTCTTCACCTTTTTTAGTTTTATAAAAGGCTTTTTTAGTCTCTTCATGACACTTAACCTCT